ACACTATGGCAACGAGAAAGCCCTGTGAGACCGCTTTAAAGCAACAGGAGCATAAAGCCTTTGCCTGTGATTTTAAAAGGGCTGACAGAACAAATACGGACACTCTGGAATACATAGCAAGCAAGTACAACATCAAAAAGCCAATTCCGGGAGGTGATTGAGGTGGATAAGAATATAATCTATGAGTACATGGATGCGAAAGCACTTGTGAAAGAGACAGAGGAAGATATCAGACGGCACAGAAGAAAGACGTTTGTGCAGGATAAAGTGACAGGCAGCAATCCAGAGTTCCCGTACCAGCCACAGAGCTTTAATATCTCTGGATGTGTAGAGAACACGGTGAATATAGACGAAGAGGAACGGTTGTTGGAGGAACGAAAGCTGAACGCAAAGCAGATTAAAGTAAAAGCAGAGCGAGTAATCAATAAAGCTCCGGTAAGGATGCAGAGGATTATCCGGTTCAAGGTCATGCAAGGACTGACGTGGGATGAAGTGGCTGCGAAAATGAAAGGAAATTGCACGGGAGATAGTGCAAGAATGGAATTTCAGAGGTGGATGAAAGAAAAATAAAAGTTTGTTCGTTTTGTTCACATTGTTCGTTTTAAATAATATATAGTATAACATGGAGTCAGAAGAAAGACTTCAAAATCTTTCCAAACATTCGAAGCACCGCCGGGCTTTCACCCTTTCTCGTCTGGCGGTGTTTTTATGCCGTGGTCAGTTGGGACAAGCAGGTTCGATCCCTGCACACGGTTTTGTGATGTAAGGTTTGCGGCTTACCAGCTGGGGGTTGCTGTAGGGAGTGCACACCGGCTTTACATCACAAATGGTACCAAAACGCAGATATCCGCAGATCTGCAAAACAAACAAAAATAGATTCAGCAATCTATATTTAGTGTAATCAGCGTACCCGAGTGCGGATAGGGTAAAAGGATGTCAATAAAAGGCATCCTACCGGACATAGCTCAGTCGGTCAGAGCGGCAGCCTTATAAGCTGTGTGTCACGGGTTCGATTCCCGTTGTCCGGATTGTGGACTACCGCAAGTTCCCTCCTTGTGTTATAGAATCCAGTAAAGTTGCCAAGTTACGTATTTCATTTTTGTGGTAGTTCTAAATATCAAAAAAGTTGAAAAAGTTCATAGAATAGAGTATCATGGAAATTAATTCGAGAAAAGAGGGAATAACTATGAGTATATATTTGTTGTGGGGAATGCTTGCACTTCTTGGTTTTGTTTTTGTTATCATTTTTTTATATACAATATGCTGTATGTTTAAGTATATAAGAAAAAAAGAAAAACGAGATGACCATATCTTTGTATTATTTGAGAAAAATATTGGTTGTCTGGTAACAATAAGTATAGCATTAATTGCAAATTTGTTGAGTCTCAATAGTTACAATCATCAAAAGGATCAGGATGCTCATTCACGTTTAATAGAAAAATTGACTTACTCGTATGTGCAACCGTCTAAAGATGCAATAAGAAATATTCAAAATAATTTAGAAAGAGCTGATTTACAAATTCCAATAAAAATAGATGTTCGTACAGGAGAGGTGTATAAATTTTCAATTATCGAATTTAGTAACAATAGAATTGAGGACATAGATCCTGTAAATGCAGCGACAATTAGAACAGAAGAATACGAAGATCCTGAAAGAGTATTAACTTTGAAATTAAATAAGGAAAATGAACACTTCGAAGATGTTACTTTGACATATTATATACTGCTTGAAGGCATGGATGGCACTAGGAGTTTGGATAGGCTGCAGTTTACAGTGAACAGGTTTTTAGAAGTAACAGAGTGGAACCCTACATACTATACTTCAGTGATAGGATTTAATTACTTCAGCGAAGGACTTAAAGAAGAATACAAAGAATATAGAGAATTATATGAAATCCTGAAAGAAGAAAATATATTGTAACAAGGAGACACTTCGGTGTCTCTTTTTTGCGCTAAAAATTAACAGATTGGAAGGTGGTGAAGTGGCAGGTTATGATAACATAAAAGATCATGGATTTGATAAGAAAACCGCGGAGGAACGGCGGGAGTTAGCAATAAAAGCGGGTAAAGCAAGTGGCGAAGCAAGAAGAAGGAAAGCAAATTTTCGGAAAACGCTGAACCTGATGCTTACTGCAGAAATAGATAGTGAAGAATGGAAGCCGGTTTTAGAGTCACTTGGTGTTGAGTGCACTCTGGAATCGGCTCTTTTGATGGCACAGATCAAAGAAGCGCTGAGCGGAAATACACAGGCGGCTACGTTCGTAGCGAAGTATGCAGGGCAATCACCGGAACCGGATGAGAACAGACGCAACCGAGAAGCAGATACAGAATTGAAACGGGCAAACGCAGATAAGCTGAACAGAGATTGCAGTAGTGAGGATGAAACGGAAGGAGTAGAGATTATCAATGATGCAGACAAAGAAACAGGTTAGAATATCAGATCTGATCATTCCGAAATATCTGCCTTTATTTAACGATAAACAGCATAAACATATTATCCTGACATCTGGCCGTGCCGGTACAAAATCCAGTTATGCAGGAGTCAGAGGAATCTTCCAGTTGGTGGATGATGCGAATGGTTCAGCAGTAGTTCTTCGCAAGCATCACAATAAGCTGCGGAAAACAGTGTACAAAGAAATGCTTCGGGGCATTAACCGGCTAGAAATCCCCAAGTCATATTTCAAGATCGGAAAATCACCGATGGAGATTACATATAAAAAGCACAATACAACGATGTATTTCTCCGGTTCTGACGGGATTGACGATACAAAGGGTATCATCGATGAGGACAAGCCGATCAAGTTAGTAGTATTGGATGAGCTGACAGAGTTCTTTGATGACGGGGAAGGGGAAGATGAACTGGCGAATATAGAAGCAACGTTCGTCCGTGGAAATAAAGCTGGTTTCCAGATGATCTATCTTTACAATCCGCCGAAGAATCCGAATGCTCCGATCAACCTCTGGTGTAAGAAGATGGAAGAGCGGGAGGACTGCATCCATATTCACACAAGCTATAAAGATGTTCCGGTTGATTGGTTAGGACAGGATCTGATTGATTCTGCAGAAGCTATGATGCGAGCGGATATCAAGATGTACCGGTGGACATGGTTAGGAGAGCCTACGGGAGTTGATGATCTGATCTACTATATGTTTTCAGCAGAGAAGCATATTTATCAGCCGGAAGATTACATTGAGGAAGAGAAACGAAGCATTGGGGAGATTGGAATTGGAGTGGATTACGGTCAGCAGAATGCAACAGTCTATGAAGCGTTCGGCATTGACTATCAAAATCAGGTCCTGCGTGGAATCGATGAGTATTACTATTCTGGGCGAGAAAGTGGAACACAGAAATCTCCTTCGGAGTATGCACAGAATATGAAAACATTCTGCGACAAGATAGAACAGGAGTATGACCGTGTAGTCAGCTACATATTCGTGGATCCATCGGCAGCAGGTCTGATTGAGGAAATACGGAGAGTCATCCCCCATATACCGGTTATACCGGCGCAGAATGATGTCAAGTTGGGGATCAGCCGTGTGCAGAAGTTGTTGTCTTTCGGAAGAATGATCGTCAGCGAGAAACAGAAGATGCTGATCAAGGAGTTTGGACTTTATCAGTACAATACAGATGGAATTAAAAAAGGCGTTGAGATACCAGTAAAAGAGAACGATCATGCGCTTGATGGAAGCAGGTATCTGTGTGTTGGGATGTGGAACCAGATTAAATTTATGTTGCCAATATCAGAAAGAGGTGAGGAACGTTGATACAGTATGAAACTATAAAACAGGCAATGGGAGTGGATGTTGCGGTATCCCAGAGAATGGCACAGGCAATCTATCGTTGGTCGAAGATGTATATCAACGAATCCTCCTGGTTGAATGATGATGTAAAGGGATTGAACCTCCCGGCAGCAATCTGCTCCGAAATGGCAAGACTGGTGACAATGGAATCCAGTATCAATATTACGGGCGGAAGCAAAGCTGAAATGATTAAAGAGGGGATGCAGCCGTTTCTAAATGAGATTTCAAACTACACAGAGTTTGCCTGCAGTACAGGCGGTGTGGTCTTTAAACCGTATTTATCCCAGAAAGGGATTGAGATAGATGTAGTGAGAGCCGGTGACTTTTATCCGGTAGAGTTTAACAGCGCAGGAGAGATTACAGCGGCTATCTTCCCAGAATTTAAGCGCGCTGGAAAGAATCTTTATACAAGACTTGAATATCACGCATTACAGGGCGATAGATACAGCATTGTGAACAAAGCTTTTATCAGTAAGAAAGCAATGGTAAAAACGGATGATATCGTAAATCTCGGACAGGAGATCAATCTGGAAGAAGTACCGGAATGGTCAGATATTGCCCCTTATGTCGAGTTTCAGAATGCGGACAGGATGCTGTTTTCTTACTTCAAAATTCCATTGGCAAACAATACAGACATCCATTCTCCTCTTGGTGTATCGATCTATGCAAGAGCCGTGAATCAGATCAGGGATGCTGATGAGCAGTATGGAGCAGTGTTGTGGGAATACAAATCAAAGGAAACGGCAATTCAGGCAGCAGACGAATTCTTTCGGAAGAATCGACAGGGAGAAGTTATCCTGCCAAAAGGGAAAGAACGGCTTTACCGGGCAATGGGGCCGAATGTGATGAGTAGGGATGGAAATCCCTTTTTTAATGCGTATTCACCGGAAATCCGGGATGAGAGCTTCTTCAACGGGTACAACAGGATCATACAGAAAGTAGAGTTTAACTGTGGTCTGGCTTATGGAACTCTTTCAGATCCACAGGTAGTGGATAAGACAGCAGAAGAAATTAAGGCCAGTAAGCAACGCTCTTACGCAACGGTAAAATCTATTCAGAATAGCCTTGGGAACGCACTTGAGAATCTTGTGGCAGCAGTGGAAGTATGGATGTCGCTTGGCGGCATTTCTGCAGATGGAAAGGTAGAAGTATCCTGCAGTTGGGATGATTCCCTTGTAACAGACAAGAAATATGAGACGGAACAGCTTCGGACAGATTATAGTCTTGGGGTTGTTGGTCCCGTGGAATATCGAATGAAGCGTTTTGGAGAAACAGAGGAACAGGCAATTATTATGTTGCAGAAGGCGTCACAATTTAACCTGGAAGATACAATGGAATAGGGCGTGAAGATATGCAGCCAAAGGAAATGGAACACCTGCCACTGCAGCTTGAGAAGATGTTTCTTGAACTGCAAAACCGGATTATGAGGGATGTGGTCAGGAGAATTAAAAAGACAGGTGGGATTACTTCTACAGCAGATTATCAGCTGAACCGAATACAGATCATTGGAAATTCCACGGAGTTCATTGAATCGGAAATCAAACGTCTTTCAGGGCTTACTGATCCAGAACTGTGGGAAATTTATGATACAGTGATTGAAAAGGATTACACCAGAGTAAAAGAAATTTACGAGCAGGTGAACGCCAATTTCACACCTTATGAAGATAATGAGCAGATGCAGACATGGGCGAAAGCAATTCTAAGTCAGACAAAACATGAGATACAGAATATCACACGATCAATGGGATTTGCTTTGGATTACGGAGGAAAGAAAGTATTCACTCCATTTTCGGAGTACTATCAGAAGTATCTTGATCGTGCATGTATGGACATTGTAACCGGAGCGTTCGATTACAATACCGTTCTCAGGCGTGTAGTAAAGGAAATGACAGCCAGTGGGATACGGACAGTAAATTATGCATCAGGATACGGGAATCGTGTTCCTGTAGCAGTCAGACGCGCTGTCATGACTGGTGTACATCAACTGGCTGCTCAGATCAATGAACAGGTGGCAAAGGATTTAGGGACAGATACTTATGAGGTGACATGGCATGCCGGGCATCGACCTTCTCACTGGTGGGGAGGGAATGTATACACCAAACAGGAATTGATCTCGATCTGCCGTTTAGGAGATGTGGATGGTCTGTGTGGGGCAAACTGTAAGCATAGCTACTTTGCATTTGTGGAAGGGGTATCTGTCAGAACGTATACACCAGAACAATTACGGGAAATGGAAGCAAACGAACAAATTACAAGGTCTTATCATGGAAAATCATACAATGCCTATGAAGCGCAGCAGCGGCAGAGAGTGCTTGAAACCAGAATGAGAAAGCAGAGAAGTGACATTGATCTTCTAAAAAAGGGAAAAGCCAGTCAGTTAGACATACAGGCAGCCCAAGCGAAGTATCTGAACACACTCCGGGAATATCAGGGGTTTTCTAAAAAGATGGAGCTTCCAGAGCAGATGCAGAGAGTCTATATGGATGGACTTGGAAGAGTGTTGCCGGGAAGAATATTTGAGTCAAGAATTTCTAATATAAAAAAGAAGACAGCAGAAAAAATATTCGATGTAGAGATTACAAAAGAAATGGATACAGTACTCGCAGCTAACTTATACAAAAATCTTAATAAGTCAAATGTTGGAAAGACAGTTCTTGATTTTATTAAAACGAATCATATTTCCGTTAACGTATATTATAGCAGCAATACAATTTCAGAAACGGGACTGGAAGGACTGTATGGATCATGTATTGGAAATCATATCTATATCAATGGGGTGGAAACACAAAGCATACGGAAGACGGCGGAAACGATTATCCATGAAGCAACGCATATCCGATTAGATATAGGTGGAGATCAACACGCAGAAGCTGTTTGTGACTATTTTGCTGAATTACATACGAAAGGTAAATTGACGGGACAAGACATTAGGAATATAATAAAATCAGTAAAAGGAAGATATTCAGATCGTGAATGGAGGCTAAAGTAATGACACCAAAAGAAATTGGAATGATGATAAAGGCGTTACGGGATGGAAAAGAAGTAATTTGTCCGGAATGTAAAACAGGTAAAATCATTACACCTTATAATCCAAAAACAAGTACATATTTCAATTGTACAACCTGTAATTTTAAGATTCATATGGAACCGGCGGAAAAGAGATGATACCATTCATTCTTAATTGAGTGAGTGGTATTTTTATGCCAATTTCAAAAATAAAAACAATAAATTTAGCATCTATCCAGTGTGGTAGGTGCTATTTTTATACGCTTTCCTCAATTTTGGGGACAGTATTTGTCCGATCAACCCTCAAGACATTTAAACTGCGGGAAAACATCCCCTGTGGCATGGGAGAATAACTGCCACGGCCAGCGGAGACACCGCGATAATAAACAGTGGTCAAGGAAAGGAATAAAGATGCAGTTAAGAGACGTATTAGGAGAAGAACTTTTCGGACAGGTAGATGCAAAGATTCAGGAGCATAACAACGGAATCGAGGATAAGCTGAAGCATGTCAGATTCGTGGATTTATCAGATGGCGGCTATATCAGCAAGGAAAAGTACCAGAGCCTTGAGACGAGAGCCAATGGACTGGAGACGCAGCTCGGCGAAGCAAACACTACGATTAAGTCTTACAAGGACATGGATATTGACGGAATCAAGCAGTCTGCCGCTGACTGGGAGAAAAAGTACAACGAAGACACAAAAGCACTGAATGACCAGATTGAATCAGACCGCAAGATGTTTGCAGCGGAGAGATTTCTGGATACACAGAAGATTAAATCTCCTTTATCCAGAAAGACAATCTTACACGAGTTTCTGGAACAGAAGATGGAGTTTAAAGATGGTGCTTTTGTTGGCGCAGATGAGTACATGAAAGGCGTCAAAGAGAAATACCCAGATGAGTTCGAACAGGAAGAACCGGATGGAGGAAAAAAGACGTGGGTAAGAGGAACTCATGGTACTTATAGACCGGAAACAAAATCCGAAGAAGAAGCTTACCTCTCAAGAAAATATGGAAACAACAAATATGCGAAATAGAAAAGGAGAATGACAGAGTATGAAATATGGCGGATATAATGTAAGTGAAAAATACAGTTCAATCGTTGCACCAAATTTTTATTTTGATGCAATTTTTCAGCCGGGAATGACATTTAACGATCAGTATCAGGGAGATGCGGAAGGAGCGGGAGCAGTAAAAGTATTCCGTCTGGCTGCTAAGGCTGCAAAAGATCCGAAAAAGCCAGCATCTGACTTTGAGCATGGAACTGCAGGAAATGAACTGATTTCAGTATTGATGAACAATTCACAGCAGGAATCAACAAAAATCTACAATGTACAGGCGAGTGCCGTACCATTCGATACAGCGGATGCTCATCTCGCACAGTCTACACAGGTTTGCAAAGAAGGGTGGCAGCAGTCTGGTCTTGCATGTCTGGTGCACGAAGGAACTGCAATGGAAGACACAGAAGCAATTACAACGTCCAACATTATCAGTAAGATAATCGCAGGAAGAAAAACAATCCGTAAACAGAAAGCGTCCGCGAATGTGGTCATGGCATCTGTAGAGACATACAGTACGATGCTGGAAGTTGCAGGGGACAAATTTACTCCGGTAAAGAATGACGAGATCATCCGTACCGGACAGATGGGATATTACCTCGGAATGCTGTGGGTAGAATGTAATATGCTTGATCTGACATCGGCAGCAAAATACTACGATTATACAGAAACGCTTCAGACAGAAGATCTGTCAAAGGTAGAGTATATCATGTATGACTGGAGAGGACTGCATATCATTGACCTGTTATCTATGGCAAGACTGAAAGACTCTGAGAACTTCAACGGAACTCTTGCACAGGTGGAAATCTGTACCGGATACCGTCTTGGAGACAAGAACTACGCAGTTGTAAAAAAAGGCCTAGATGACGATTTGGCACAAGTAGGAACTGCGAAAGTTGGCAAGGCAAAAGTAGGAAAAGCGAAATAATATAACGGAGGTAGTAGATATGGCATATACACCAACAACATGGAGTGATGGAGACGTTATGACAGCAGAAAAAATGAATAAATTAGAGCAGGGCGTGAAGAATGAGCAGGTTGGACCAGCAGGACCAGCGGGACCAGCAGGACCAGCAGGGGCAAAAGGCGAAAAAGGCGATCCGGGTGCGCAGGGACCTGCTGGAACAAGTTACACTCTTCCAGCAGCAAACAAGACAACGCTTGGTGGCGTAAAACAGATGGCTTTGATTGCAGATTTGTCCACAGAAACAGGGGCTGATTTAAAAAATAAAATCAATGCAATTCTTGCTGAAATGAAAAAACAGGGTATCATGGCGAATTCGTAAGGAGGAATAGGCGTTGATACGTGTAGATTTTCAGTTTTACGTAGAAGAATACAATGGAATTATAATCGAGGACGAACGGTCATTGAAACAGCCGATCTTGAAAGCTAACACCTATCTGAATCAAGTGATGCATTTACAGCCGAGTGAGAACGATATGGAGTTAGTGAAGCTTTGCCTGTGTGAACTTGCTGACATGATCTATCAGGATGATATGAACCGAATGGAACATGGAGGAAGGGAAGTGCAGTCGGAAAACACAGATGGATATTCCGTGAATTACGCGACTGAAGCGGAGGCGGGGAAGATTGCAGTAGACGCTCTGCAAACGAAAATCTACGCGGTCATCCGCCGTTATCTAGCGCATACAGGACTGCTTTATCTGGGGGTGAATGTCAATGCTTACGAATGCTAAGATTACGATTTTTAATCAGTGGCCAGATCGGGAGAACAGGAAGATGGTGTTTATTCCTCATGTCATCCATAAGGTCTGGTTTCACACGAACCAGAAAAGCACCGTAGGAGAAAATGGATTAAGAAGCGCAGATGAATACCAGATCCGGATTCCATATTCAGAATGTGCTGACTGGATTTCACCGGATGAGTTCAACCGGTTAACAGCAGTGTATGGAAAATGGACTGTGCGAAATGGTGATTTCTTTATTCTGGGAGAATGGGATGGAGGAAATGTCACCGGAATAGAAGATATCAGGAAAAGGTTCTCTGGAACGATTGGGAAAGTACTCAGTCACTCCGAGAACTTTTTTGGTTCTTCTAAGCATATCAGGATAGGTGGTGGTTCTTAATGGCGAAGATTAGGCTGGATATAGATCCTGTGGATAAAATTCTACTGAAGAGAAATCTAAATAAGAATGGAGCAGGGCAGAAGTTCTTTACCCATGAGGTAAGACGTCTGTCTACACCGTATGTGCCGAGATTAAGTGGTAATCTGTCAATGGACAGTGTGACGGAAACAGCGTCTTCTATCATTTATGACACTCCTTATGCAAGGAGACAGTACTATGAGAATAAGGGAAAAAATAGGTCTAAACATGCTCGTGCCGGTAGCCACTGGACAGAACGGATGTGGGTGGATCGCGGGAAAGAAATTGTGCAGTCTGTTGCGAAATATTGTGGAGGTAAGGCGAAATGAGCATAACAAACCAAGTGGCGGAGTTTATTGCCGGATGTCCATTTCTGCAGGAGTTTCAGGAGATGTTCCCTGTTGTGAATGTAGATATGTTGGAGGAAGATGTGACTGCATACAGTATTGAAAGTACGCCAGCAGCACCAATCTTAAAGCGGTACGCAAACGGTGATACTGTCAGACAGTATGTATTTTCGTTATGTTCCAGAGTGCTTTACGGAGACGAAGAAAACAGGGACACATCGGAATTCTATGAGAAATTTGCGGATTGGTTGGATGAGTGCACGAAATCAGGTGCTCTGCCGGAATTGACGGGAAAACTGCAAAGCAAATCTATTCGGGCAACAACAGACGGATATCTGTATGACGCACAGGAGACGAAGTGCCAGTACAGGATACAATGTCAATTTATTTATTATAAACGGAGGTAGTGAAAGTATGAAAATGAATATTCAGTTTTTTGCGGAAACAGGTGAAACTGGTGTCGTAGGAAGGTGGCAGCATCCGGGATATCTGGATGTTTCTAAAGATCTGAGCGGGACTTATGAGCTTCTGGGATTTGGAGTGACTCAGTTGGATGATTCTCCATCTGCGCAGCCAACTTCCAAAAGATATGTCAATCAGAAGTCAGCAACACAGAGAATCGGTTCTTATGAATGGACCGCACCATTGGAGTTTGACCTGATCCGCTCCGAAAAAGCAATCGAATTTATTGCAGATATCGGAGAAAATGAAAAGACAGGGACGGATGCAGAAACTTATTATGTGAAGGTGTTCATGGAAAAGCCTGTGGCAGAACAGCAGAATAAGTTTTATGCAAAGAGAAGAAAAGTAGCCATCGAGGTGTCAGATTTCTCGGACAACGATGGTGAGATTCAGGGCTCTGGAAATTTACTTGGTGTATCTGACTGGGAAGATGGACAGTTTGATACATCTACAAAGAACTTTACGGTGGGGGAAGTATAATCCCCGCCGATAATGCCTTGGTTGGCGTGGGAGTAGTAGGTAAGGCAAGAATTGGAAAAGGAAGGAGCGCAAGAACATGATTATCAATGGAGTAGAATTGGAATTCAACCTGTATGATCTGGAGAATCCAGAGTTGAAAGAACGATATAGAGCTGAGTTAGAGAAGATGAAGCATGTTGCAGAAGAGCTGCCAGAAGGAACAGAACTGGAGCAGAATAGATTTCTGTGTGGCAGAGTGAAGCAGATGTTTGATGTTGTATTTGGAGAGGGTACGGGTGATTGTGTATGCGGAAAAGGAAATGACCTGCTTACTTGCATGGCAGTTTATGAGCAGTTGGTCACAGAGCAGATCAGACAGGATAATCAGTACAACGAGATCATGGGAAGATTGAAAATGTTATCAATGGAAAATGCTCCTGTAGAAAAATGATGAATCTCTTAATAGAAAAATTTCCAGAGTTTTTGATCGTGAATGGTGCGGAGTGGTCTGTAAATTGGGACTTCCGCACCGTTTTAAAATGCAATGAAATCATAGAAAGCGTAGAAGAATTGACGGGAGATTCTTTACTGAAAGTGCTGCTGTTGTTTTACAGAGATTGTGATTATTTCACGGAAGAACATGTGGATCAGATGTTTTGGTTCTTTTCCTGTGGCAAGGAGCAGTCAAAGAAGAAATTCCCGCGGAAGATCGCAGGGGTCAATGATAAGCAACCGTTTGACTTTCAAGAGGATGCGGGACTGATCTATGCCGGTTTCATCCAGCAGTACGGAATTGACTTGCAGGCAGAAGAGATGCACTGGTGGAAGTTTATGCTGCTTCTAGAGAATCTGGGAGAAGATACAAGGCTGTCAAAGGTCATTGAGTACCGTACAATGGACGTGTCTAATAAGAACCTCTCAAAAGAGGAGAGGGAGTTCTACCGGGCAATGCAGAAGTATTACGGTCTGGAACAGGCACCCGCTATGGATGATCGGACAAGACAGATTGAAGATGCGCTTCTCAATGGCGGCGATGTGAGTGAATTGCTTCGTACGAAAAACGTACGAACGTAGAGAGTGTGTGTAAAGGTGTGGCGAAGTGCCGCACCTTATTTTAATACTTAAAAAACAGATAGTGTCAAATTGACACTGACGAGATTCAGCGAAAGGATTGAAAATATGTTAGTAGAAGTAAAAAGAGTGAATAAAATGGAAATGACAGTTGTATCAAGTTTGGATGTATCAGATACATTTGACAAGAATCATCGAGATGTAATGGAGTCTATAAGGAATATAGAGTCTACTATAAGTACAGCGGAATTTTCCGCTCTATTTTATTTGGATTCTTACAAGGCATCCAATGGAAAAATGAATCCAATGTATCTTATGACAAGAGACGGCTTTACTCTTTTAGCAATGGGTTACACGGGGGCGAAAGCTATGAAGTTCAAACTTGCCTACATCAAGCAATTCAATGCTATGGAAAAAATCCTACAAGGCAAACTTGTTGAACGAGAAAAAGGAATTGCTGTCAGGCAATCACTTACAAAAGCACTGCAACAGTCCACAGAGAATGAGCGGATGCACGGACATGCTTACTCTACTTACACCAACTGTATTTATAAAGTATTGTTCGGTGTAAATGCAAAGCAACTTCGTGAGAATCTTGGAATTGGAAAGAAGGACAATTTGAGAGACTATCTTTCGGTAGAAGATTTAAAAGCAATTCAGTCAATGGAATGTTTGGTAAGTGGACTTGTAGATTGTGGATGGGGATACGATCAAATCAAGGAGTTTATACAGAAAAATAATACAATGCAGATTGCAGCGTAACTCCCCCTCTCAAATTGAGCGGGGGTTCAAACTGAGCATCCGTTAAAATGGTGGTCACAGACTGAGACTACCTGTAATTGCAGTGGGTGTGTCCATTATTGGACGCTCCTGTTTCGCCAATAAGTGGGCGAGTCGTAGAAAAGGATATTGCGGAAACCCTAAATTCTGATATAATGAATGTATTCAAGACGAAAGAGGCTGTTGAAGTGCATTTAGTAGGAAAAATAAATCGTAATATTTATAGGTGTATCACAGAAGATATTGTTACAGATGATGTCATTATTACAGAGAATCAAATGCAACATATATTGGATAGGCACCCTGAGGCCTATAAAGAAGTGATTGATTATTTGTCAGATATTATACGGGAACCGGATCTTATTATAAAGGATAAGCATAAAAATACGGGGTTAGTTGTAAAGAAGATCAAAACAGGAAATGAATATGCTCAAATGGTATTGAGAATATGCACTTCAAATGATGATCCGAATTATAAAAATTCAGTAATTTCATGTTGGGAGATTAGTGAAAAAAGACTGCAAAACTATTTGAGGAACAAAACAATTCTTTACAAAAAGGAATAGATGTTATATAATTTGAATACAATAAGTAGGAAGTTATTCGAGGTGGTAAAATTCGTTGCAACCACGCACCCAAGTGGTCAAAAGAGATGCAGGAGAGGCGACGCCTGCCGGATAACTTCCTACTTTATTAAGATATTTGAAGTAGAGATTGTGCTGCTACGCACCCGAGTGGTCAAAAGAAATGTGGGAAGGGGCACACCCACCGAATATCTTCTTATCCTTGAATATGAATGATTTAACCGCTGGATGTCCGGCGGTATTTTATTTTAAACGTAGTGATGAGATTACCACGTTATCATGAAATAAAGCATGAGGTGGCGATCTCTCCACCATATTCCATCCTTGCGATTCCACAGTCCTCACGGTATAATATGTATGTGGTGAATGGTATAGGGTAGGAGGAAGGTTATGAAGAGAGTACTAAGTGTCTTGCTGGCAGCAGTTCTTTGTGTGGGGATGCTGACAGGATGTGGGGAGAAGAAAGATGCTGGTGAGGTGGAGAGCAAAAAGGAAGAAGAAAGCGAAATTGAGTTACCTTTTGACAGAACTTTTGATGATGCGCACGAAGTATTGGCCACACTACAAGCAGGAGGAAAATGCAACTTTACATCCTCTGGTGTAAGTACTTTGGATGATGGTGGAAAATTAGAAACATTGGTTGATAGCTCTAATGGAAGTTTTATGACGTTAATTGGGAATGAAAACAGCAACATAACAATAGTATCTACCACAGCAAAGGATGAAACGACTTTTGTTGGCGTAGGGATTATGGCGTTAATGATAACAGATGTATTATCTGCTGATTTGGGAGATTTTTTGACATACTTATCAGCAGAAAATTTAAAGAATATGGGAACAGATATCGGAGACTCAAAGCATGAAGTGATAGAAGGTGTTACTTACTTTCTGACTAAATCTGGAACAGATCCAGATTATGAGTATAGACTGCAAGTAGAAAGAGACGATGAAACAAAAGAAGATTACGAGCAATACTTGAAGGAAAAAGCGATAGCAGATCAGTTTAAAGCAACTCCAGAGAGCGAAGTAGAGGAGCCGGTTGGATATCAAACCGGAATGTACAAAATAGGTACAGACATGCCGGCGGGAGAATATCTTATCACATCTTCTGGCGGCTATTATGCAGTGACAGCCGATTCCAGCGGAAGTTTGGAATCAATCATCAGCAATGACAATTATAGGAATAGAGCCTATGTTACAGTACAAGACGGACAGTATTTCCAGTTTGACGGAACGGCAGTTCCCGTCAGTGAGGCGGCTGCATTCACTCCGGTTAATGGTACATATCCAGATGGAATGTATCTTGTAGGAAAAGATATTCCGGCAGGAGAGTATAAAGTATCAGCTGCGAATGGCGGCTATTATGAAGTTACCGCTAACTCAACAGGAGATTTAGGAACGATAATTGCAAATGACAACTTCGAAGGAGAAGTGTATTTGACAGTACAGGATGGACAGTATTTAAAATTAAGCAGAGCGCAGATCGTTGCACAGTAAGTATAGAAAAAGCACACAATGACTTGATAAAAGATATTCGTAGATATTGCAAACAACTTTCACTGGGGAAAATTCCCCAGTCAGATTTTTTCGCAGAAGTAAGATACGAATTATCCGCCTTTACACATAATGATGCAATATAAAATACAGGAGAAAAATTATGAATAGAATACTTTGTGCTCTATTGCTTATTTGTATGTCTTGCAGTTTAGCAGTTGGATGTAGCAATAAGAAAGAAGGCACTGAAAATATTAAGCAAACAAATGGATTGGAAAAAGAAAGACTCGATAATCAAGCAGAGATTACAAGCAATATTGCGGAGATTGTAACTACGCAGTTGCCAGAAAATATGCTGAGAGCAGGTGTTGTCGAGAGTCCGGAACTTCAACTTAAGGATGCGAAAGTGGATGAAAATATTTTCACTGTATCGTACAACAGTGCTACTGGAGTGGAATTAGCCTTTACATATGATCTGGACAAAGAAAAATTGAAGAGGTTATACTTATCGATAGGAGAAGGGGAACTTGATGAATATGCAGAATTGCTTACAGGAATTGTATATCTGTCAGAATTTAAGTTTTCTGATGATGAAATAGAGCAGATAGCCAGTATGGTGTCAAATGAAATTACGGAGTTAGAAATAGGTGATTACAAAATTAAGCAAGTATCTTTTCCGAGTCCGTTATTTAGTATAACTCCAAAAACATCATAGTAGTTTATGAAATACAAAATACGAACGGTGCCACCTGCATAAGTAGGTGGTTTTCTTATACCCAATTTTAAGGAGAACATAAATGAAGTTAATTGAATATTGGGGAGGAGTCCTTTCAGGGCATGTTCCTGATCTCCCCGGAAAGAACAGAAAGACATGGCGAAATGCTGTGTCTTATTTTAATTCCATAAGGTAGGATGGGAAAATTTTGAAAAACCTCTTGACATCTTGCTATACGATTGTTATATTAAATGTGTAACCGTTAAATAAATAATTGTGTAACCAGAAAGGAGAAGCGAGATGTCACCAGCAAAAGGGAGGCCGCCGTCAAAGAATCCGAAAAATATTGACACGAGGATAAGACTATCAGAGCAAGAAGCGAATATGCTGGAGTTTTGTAGTAGTAAAACCGGATTAACAAAGGCGGACATCATAAGAAGAGGTATTAAGAAAATTTATGATGAAATCGTACTTGACAAATTCAAACAATAGAAAAAAGAGATTCGCCCACCTACCAAGTTTAACGAATCTCTAATGAAAAAACACAACGAAAAGGTTGTGCTATTTATAATATAACACATCCTTTTCGTGAAATCAATGAAAAGGAGAAATTTTATGTACAATTTCTATGTATTAGATGGAAAGAAACTGATCGATTACAAGCCGAAAAGAGAACACTACGCAAGAGCGTTGGAGCGAATTACAGATGCAAATGGCGGTTATGATTTAGAAAGACTCTGGCAGGAAAGACCGGATCAATTCAAACAAATATTATACCTGTCCATTAAATTTATTGAACATGTTTTTGACAATAATTCTGACTGCTCTCAACAGGAAACACAATCGTGGTTCTTCATTGTAGAATTTATCAATCAGATGGTTGCAAAAATCACACCGAGACAGTTCATGGAGATATTTCCTATTGCCAAGGACTATGATGGTGAAAAATATGGGTGTAAAGATTATTTCTATACCAAAGATTATATGGCACGTTTGGGATATGATGCACCTATCGGAGAGGAAAAAGCCAGCGAGTTTTTACTGGAGTACTGGAATCCTCACATTATGGAATACGCAATTCATTGGATGGGAATCATCAATCAGATGCACCGTCTAAATGGTGGACGTGATATTTTCGTAGAATTCATGGAAGAACAAGGTATTTCTATTCCTACCTATCATAAGGAAGGAAATTATCTGGTGAATAACGAAACAGGTGAGAGATATAAAGTTCAGAAGCCAAAAAGAAGATTGAGAAAATTGTTTAGTGTAGTTTCAAATAAGTAGGAGGAATCGATCATGGGAAATAACGTACAAGTATTTAATAATAAGGAATTGGGATTACAAGTAAGAACGTTGCCAAATCCAGATGGAAGTATTTCTATTAGTGCAGAAGATACTGCAATTGGATTCGGATGGTGTAGAACTGAAAAGAGAAATGGGAAAGAGTATACATCTATCAGATGGGAAAGAATGAATGGTTTTAGCGAAGAATGTGGCTTCGCCCACAAGTGGGCGAAAGATGATTACATTCCAGAATCACTGTTTTATCGTCTTGGAATGAAGGCAAGCAACCCAGCAGCTGAAAAATTTCAAAACTGGCTTGCGCTGGATGTTATTCCGTCTATCAGAAAGACGGGCTCCTATGAAATGCCAAAGAAGAAACCTGCCCACAAAGAAAAACTCCCATCAGTCAATCAAATGGTAAAGAACATCAAAGGTGCTCTCAATGATGCAGGAGTAGACTCTAAGTACATAGCTGCTGAAATTATCCGTATTTATTCAGACAACGGGTATCCAGTGAAAGTGCCGCTGGTTTCAGAAGTTCCGGTCTTGTGGGATTGTACTACGATGGCGAAAGAGTTTGGTATTTTATCGGAAAGTGGCAGACCACACGATAAGGCAGTAAGTGCTATCATTCAGAAGTTGGATGTTTCAGAGGACGAAATTGTAAAGACAGCTTATAGCAGGAATGGACATGACGGCGTTACTGTTCAATATAAAGATTCTGTTTTCCAGAAAGTAAAAGAATGGCTGGAGGAAAATGGGTATCCCACACTCATTGAGCATCGGTTATCAAATGGTAATACAAATAAATGCAAAGTTGTATATCAGGAGGTGGCGTAAGATGAATTTATATGAAAAAATTAAGAGAGAAAACTTGATGATCCCTGTTGCATTTAGAATGAAATTTGAACAGGCAGAAGATTTGTTGAACCATGCTCCAAGTGAATTTGATCTTGCTTTATCGTCATTCAGATTCGGATATATGCAAGCGCAGAGAGCAGAAAAAGTGAATAAGACTAAAGCGGAGAATAATCAGTTGCAGAGCCTTTTGTCGCAGTTAAGATTAGAAGATTATAAAATTAAACGCCAGATAGAAGCAATCTTATACAGGTATTTGGATAAACGTGACAGACTTCCAGATACAGAGCAGTGTGATCGTAAGAAATCCATTGTGAAGATTGTGGAGAATATGGAAAATGAAGAGTGTTTGGAACTTGTAGAACGGTTCGCTAAAAATCTGGCAAGTAGTGAGGTGGCGTAATGAAAGAGAATAGAGAGAAATTAAGCACAGCGGCTAAATATAAGAAGAACTTCATTATCAGCAAGCTGAAAGAAATGGACGAATGTCATATAAATCGCGTATATGCCTTTATGCAAGGCTGTACTGGAAATCCGGTCAAATAACTAAATACAGTAATCAGGGCATCTATCAGAAATGGTAGGTGCTCTTTTTATACAAATTTTTAACACGAGGTGGTGAGTAAATGGCAGATGGAAAAGTTGTAATTGAAACCGATCTGGATTCTTCCGGGATAGAAAAAGGACTTTCCAAGCTTGGGAGTATAACAGCAAAAGGGATGAAAGCGGCAACGGTAGCGATCACGGGAACTGCAGCAGCACTTGGTGGAGTTGCAGCAGCGGCAATCAAGGTGGGTTCTGATTTTGAATCTCAGATGTCTAGAGTTAAGGCTATCTCCGGAGCAACAGGAGAAGAATTCGAGCAATTAAAGGCACAGGCAATGCAGTTAGGTGCTGATACCTCATTTTCTGCTAGTCAGGCAGCAGAGGGAATGGAGAATCTGGCAGCAGCTGGTTTTACCACATCCGAGATCATGAATGCAATGCCGGGACTTTTAAATCTGGCAGCGGCATCCGGTGAAGATCTGGCGAGCAGTTCGGATATTGCAGCATCAACGTTAAGAGGATTTGGACTGGCGGCATCCGATGCAGCACACGTTGCGGATGTTCTGGCGGCGAATGCAAACCGTACGAATTCCTCTGTAGCAGATACCGGAGAGGCAATGAAGTATATAGCTCCTCTTGCAAGGGCAGCAGGACTTAGTTTGGAAGAGACAGCAGCGGCAATCGGAATCATGGCGAATGCCGGAGTGAATGGCAGTCAGGCTGGTACTTCTTTAAGAGGAGCGTTATCACGGCTTTCAAAGCCAACGAAAGACATGTCTGAGGCTATGGATGAACTTGGAATTTCCTTCTACGATTCCAACGGGAAAATGAAATCCCTGACGGAACAGGTTGGAATGCTCAGACAGGCAACAGAGGGAATGACGGATGAGCAGAAAAATAATTATCTGGTCACCCTGTATGGACAAGAAGCATTGTCCGGTATGCTGGCATTGATCAATGAGGGAGAAGGTTCTCTAGGAGAATTGACAGAGGCATACAGGAGTTGTGATGGTGAAGCACAAAAGGCTGCAGAAACGATGCAGGACAATCTATCTGGTGCGTTGGAGCAGCTTAGTGGATCAGCAGAAACATTGGGGCTGGCGTTTTACAACAGCGTAGCAAACAATCTGAAAAATGCAGCAAATACGGCAACAGAAAGCATCAACAATATTACAGATTCTTTCAACAACGGTGGTCTGAATGAAGCAATCCAGACAGCAGGTGATGAATTTGCAAATCTTGCAGTAGAAGCAGCATCCCATGCCCCAGAAATGGTAGACACAGCAGTTGATTTTATAGAAGCATTTGCTTCTGGAATTGCTTCGAACAAAGGAAGAATTCTCGGTGCGGCCGGAGAGATGGCGGAGTCTATGGCATCCGGTTTGGCAGAGTTGTTACCATCCAAACTGCAAGAGCCGGTTGAGGATGCGATTGATGCAGTGGCAGAGTCATTGAGTGACGGTGGCTTGAGGGAAGCTGGAGAAACAGCGGTTGATACTTTAAGTAATGTAGTAGATGCTGTTGGAAATCTGGCTGATAAAGCGCTCCCGCCGCTGACAAAGGCGCTGGACTTTGCAGGAGAGAATCTGGACTTGATCGCAGCATCAGCAACGGCAGCTTTTACCGCTTTTAAGGGGTACAAAGTTGTCAATGAAACAACATCTATATTGAAAAAAGGTGTGAAAACATGGAAGACCGCTTCTGCAGCAGTGGATGCTTACTATGCTGCACAGCTTCTGGCTATGGAAAGTGGTGTTGCAACAAACGCTACACTTACAGCCGGGCAAGCAGTTGTTGGCATGTTTACAGGAAAGGTGAATTTAGCCACAAAAGCACAAACTCTTTGGAACGTTGCTATGAAAGCGAATCCGATTGGTCTTGTGATTTCTGCGGTAGCAGCTCTGGCAGCAGGTCTTGGTGTTTATGCTTTGACGCAGAAAGAAGCGGAGTCTGCTACAGATAAAGCCAATAAAAAACTGGCAGAGCAGGCAGAAGCAATCCGAGAAACTCAGGCTGCAAGACAAGATGAAGTTGCCGGAATTCAGACGCAGTTTGGTTATTATCAGCAACTATGGGATGAGTTACAGGGAATTGTTGACCAAAATGGGAAGATAAAGGAAGGATATGAGGAACGTGCAGCCTTTATTACATCCACATTATCCGAAGCACTTGGCGTAGAGATTGAAACGACAGATGGAGTAATACAGAAGTATGGTGAGTTAACGCAATCCATAGATCAAGTTATTCAAAAGAAAAAAGCAGAGGCAATATTGTCCGCTTATGAGGATGATTATACTACAGCGATAAAGAATCAGACACAAGCAGCAAAAGAAGTTTCTCGCACATTTGACGATTATTCTGAGGCACTAAGAGCATCCGAAGAAGCAACAAGAAAGTTGGAAGATGCCACTGCGTCAATGACTACAGAACAGGCAGCAGGTTCTTTTGAAATCATGCGTCTTCAACAAGCACAGATGGAAGCTGATGCAGAATTACTTGAAGCGGAAAAGGCATTTGATAATGCGAAAACTGCTTCCAATGAGTATTTGACTACGATATCAAATTACGAAGCCGCAATGGGGGCAGTTGAATCCGGAAGTGAAAATGCCGCTCTTTCTGTTTTGGCATTGGCAAATGATATGAAACGCGCTGGGGAAGCGAGCGAAGAAGCTTTGAAAGAACAAGCTGAAAGTTTTCTGCAAAGTTATGACGATATGCGTGCAGCAGCGGCGGAAAAAGGTTCTGGAGTAACGAATGAAATGGTGACTCAAGCTCGTATCATGTGGCTCATGGCTCAAATTGAATACGAAAAGGGATCTACTAATAATATCGCTTCGATTGAAGCTTATCAAAATGAAATCAATCAATTACTCGGAAATTCAGGCAATCCAGAAGCAGCAGCCCAAGAAGCGAAAGAAACCACAGAAGCTGCAACGAACGCTTTACAAGAGGGAAAAGAACCAGTGAAGCAAGCAGCAAAAGACACTATCGAGGGTGGCGTCAGTGAGGGAGCGGCAGAGGCAGATACTTCTACGGTTCCTGCTCAAAAAGGAAAAGAGGCGGCGGATAGTACTGCGAATTCTGTAAACAGTGGAAAAACTGCGATCAATGAAGCAGCAAAAAGCGCTGTGAATGAGATCAATACAGGTGCAAGTACTACAGATACGACAACGGTTCCTTCCAGCAAAGGAAGTGAGGCAACACAGTCTCTAATTGATGCGTTGCATGCGAATTCCAATGCCGTATTGACGGCAGCGGCTTCCTTAGGCGGTCAGATTCCACAAGGACTGAATGGCATGGATATGTTGTCAGCTACGGCAGGATTTGGAAACAACGTAGGTTTTGGACTGTCATCCTCTTTGAGCGGTCAAGCCCCAGTTGTGCAGGCGGCTGCATCAGGATTGGAAAATGCGGCTTTATCAGGACTTTCATCTGCAAATGTTTCGGGACAAGCGCAGGCAATGGGAAGTCAGATTGCAAACGCGCTTGCAAATGGAATTGTTGGTGGTTCTGGATCAGTAAATGCGGCGGCATCTACATTAGGCGGCAATGCAGCGGTGGCATTGTCAAATGTCAAGCTTTCCGAAAAAGGAAAACAGGAAGGAAAGAAACTTGGTGATGGTTTAAAGAGTGGGATTGATTCCGGAAAGAAAAACGTGGAGTCATCCAGTAAAAGCCTGGGAGACGGAGCGGTATCTGGTTTAAAGGGCGTTGGAATGAAAAGCGAGGCATACGATCAGGGATTGAATTTTTCCTATGGTCTTGCCAATGGTATTTCGGCTGGAAGCTCCGCGGCTATTTCCGCAGCTATCGCAGTTGCTTCTTCTGCACTGGCAGCAGCGAAAAGGGAACTTGATGAGCGTTCCCCATCCAAAAAGACAAGGGAATTTGGTCAATTCTTCAGTAAAGGTCTGGCGTTGGGTATTAAGGATGAAGAAAAGTCAGTTGTAAAATCTTCCCGAAATATTTCAAACGCAGCACTGGAATCTATTGACCTATCTACTGTTTCAGCACGGATGCGAGAGGTCATGGCTTTTAATGCATCCAGAGTAGCGAATCGTCCAGTAACATCTGTTATGCAGTACAAGATGGATAACGCAGAAATCAGAAAGCTTCAGCAGCAGAATCAGGCGATTATGAGTGCAGTGGCAGGACTTTCTGATCTGGCAAAACGTCCGATCGAAGTAAGCACAACACTGAATGGAAGAGAATTGATTAAAGAAACAGCAGCTCCAATGCTGACAGAACAGCAAAGAATTACAGATTTTAAGAAATTACTGAAAGGAGAACGTACATGACACTTTCTGTGAAGTTCAATGACATCGAATTAGGAAAGTACATCGAAGTACTACAGGGATTTACACCGTTTGTCGGTGCTGACTGGAATCCATCGTTTGTGAAGGCAGAAAAACAGAATGGAAGTGATTTTGCTTACACGTCATACGAGAACAAACAAATTGTGATGCCGTTTACGATTGAGGGTAATCTGGAAGAGAAGTACGATGCTTTACAGAAAGCATTAAAAGTAGATGAACCAAAAAAGTTAGTGTTTGGAAATGTTCCGAACAAATGTTTTTATGCGATTCCAAGTGGTACTTTAGAATTCAGTGAAGAAACGGAATTTCTGGGAGAGGGAACAATCACATGGCTCATCCCGGACGGAGTAGCATACTCTACCGCAGAATTCTCCTTTGACGGAGTACAAAAAGACGGCTACCAGACAATCACCATCCAAAACAACGGAACCGAATGGGCAGACGTGGACTACGAGATCGCACATCAGCACGAAAACGGCTTTATCGGACTGGTAAGCCAGTATGGAGTGATCCAGCTAGGCAAGCAAGAAGAGGCGGACGGAGAGAATTACGAAGCATCTGAAGAACTGTTTAACGGTTACAGTCTGTTTCAAGACGATCATGGGACCTCTTATCAGAATCCGGAAAACACCACACAGGGAACACTTGAAGTCAAGAATGTTGCTGGATACAATGTGATGGCATTAAAAGGTGGACAAGCAACATCCGGATACTGGAACGGTGGAATGAAAACCCTTACTATCCCGGTGGACAGCGAGGGCAGACGTGGAGCGAAGAACTTTTACTGTTACACCCAGCACTGGTTCGAAACCGGCTTGATGGGGCAGACAGGAGCACAGACAATCGCTTTTTTGACCGGAGATAACAAAGTGATCTGTGCCATGTCTATTAACAAGAGTGATTCCACGGGAAATACGGCACGTATCGAGTGGTTTGCCCCCGGGAACACCTTAATCAGACGAGAAGAATTCCAGCCGACAGCCTACGAGGGCAATCCGTTTAACCTAAAAATGGGATGCCATAATGACTTTTTAAAAGAGGGAGAAAAGCTGCGGATTTTCTGGTATGGAAGTTATATGGAGCGAAACATACCAGAGATTAAGGATATGGAATGCGAAAAAATCCAGATCTGGATCGGGCAGTGGGGAGACCGAAATCTATCAAACCAGTACGTCACACACAACTATTTAAAAAGCATCCGATTCCGGAAAGACAATGTCGATAAGTATAAGGATGTGCCGAACCGGTATCGTGCCGGAGATGTGGTGTCTATAGACGGAGAGAGTACAAAGGTCTATGTAAACGGGATGCCGGCAAAAGGAGATGAGATTAATGGATCCAATTATCCAAAAGTTCCACCGGGGACAACGGAAGTCCAGTTCTGCTATTCTTCCTTTTCATCTCCACCGCCGCATATTAAAGCAAAAATACGGGAGGTATATTTGTAATGGATAACATCAGAATTGCGATTTTAAGCGCAAATAACACGCCAGTAGCGTTTATGGATAATGCACATAAAAAGTCCATGCACTACTGGAATGATGATCTACACGAATACTTACAGGGTACGGCGAATACTTACACTTTTACGGTAAATGCAAAGCATCCAGACGCACAGCATATCAAAGCTGGGAATAAGGTGGCATTTACTTACAAGGGGAAATCATACTACTTAAACATTGTAAATACCGATAAAACGGAACAGACGATTACTGCTACGGCATGGTCACTGCCGTTTGAGCTTATTAACGAGGATGCTGGAGAATACAAAGCTGGAAAAGCCATGAGCTTTGAAGAGTACCTTACCGTATTTGACGCCGAGAGAACACTAAAATTAGGACTTAACGAGGTATCAGATAAGCGGATCACCAACGAATGGACAGGTACAACGTCCGTATTAAAGAGATTATTCTCCCTGGCTAATGTCTTTTCTGCGGAGATCGAATTTGAGACAGTACTGAACAGAGACTACTCTTTAAAAGAGATTGTCCTAAATGTATATCGGAAACACTCCGATACAGACAGCGGAGTCGGAGAATACCGGAATGACATTGTACTGCGGTACGGGAAAGGAATTACCGGAATTCGAAAAACCACAGATGCCGAGAAGCTTTACACCTGTATCCAGCCGACCGGGAAAGACGGGCTGACGATCAATGGACTGGACAAAAAAGAATACGATGAGAACGGCAATATCGAGTACTTTACAGACGGTGCGATCATCCGCGCACCACAGGCAAGGGACCGGTTCCCATCCAACATCGTAAATAAGGCTGATGCTTATATCCTGATGCGTAAAGAGTACGATACAGACAGCAAGGACAAGCTCTATAGCATGGCTCTGTCTGATCTTAAAACAGCATCTGAACCGGTGGTGACTTACGAGGTGGACGGATATTTTGACACCAACATCGGGGACACCGTGAGGATGCAGGATCAGGAGTGGACACCAGTGCTTTATCTACAGGCGAGAGTGTCCGAACAGGTGCGCAGTCTTACAAATCCAAAGACAGCAAAGACGGTATTTACAAACTACAAAGAGCTTACATCCGAAATTTCGGACAGCTTATTACAGAGGATGCAAGACCTTATTAATAAAAATAAGGTTTATACTTGCTCTATCTCAACAAACAACGGCATTATTTTTAAAAATGGCATCGGTAGCACTACTCTGACCGCTTACGCTTACGATAACGGCGTGGACGTCACAGGAAATCTGGAAATCCGGTGGAGTAAAGATGGGACAGAGTTTTACGTTGGTAAGAGCGTTACGGTTAATGCAGAGGATGTGGATGTAAAAGTAGTGTACTCTTTTACGGCGTTTGAAAACGGCGTGCGTAGAGGGTATTACGAGGTTACGATCACGGATGTAATGGATGGAGAGGATGGAAAAGACGGAGAACAGGGTCCGCAAGGTGAGAAAGGAGAGCAAGGCGAACAGGGACCTCCGGGTCCACAAGGCGCTCCGGGATTGGATGGTATACAGGGTCCAAAAGGGGATCAGGGAATCCCGGGAAAAGATGGGAAGGACGGAAAAACACAGTACACCCACATTGCTTATGCAAACAGCGCAGATGGGTCTAAAGATTTTTCTGTATCCGACAGTAATCGGGAATATATCGGAATGTATGTTGATTTTACGCAAAATGACAGCGCAGACCCGACAAAATACGCATGGAGTAAGATCAAAGGCACAGACGGGGCGATCGGAACACCCGGAAAGCCGGGAGCTGATGGAAAGACCCCGTATCTACATATCGCCTACGCAAACAGTGCAGATGGCAAGACGGGATTTTCCACCACGGATGGTACAAATAAGCTCTATATCGGGCAGTACACGGATTATACACAGGCAGATAGTACAGATGCTACGAAGTATACATGGACAAAAATAAAAGGCGAACAGGGGGAACGTGGTCCTCAGGGAGTCCCGGGTTTGCAGGGAATACAAGGTCCTAAAGGTGAACAGGGGATACAGGGTCCCAAAGGAGATACTGGAGCTGCAGGTGTAAACTACTGGAGATCATCAGCAACGATAGACTTATCTGATACCAAAACTTACGATGTAAATAAATGGTATCCCGTTGTGGGGAGTCAGCTTCCAACGAGTGTTTATAATCGTATTTTGGTTAATGTGTCTTTAAATAGTGGAACAAAACCATCCTGGAGTACACATGTTAGCGGATTCTCGGTGAATTTAGATCTGGCTTCCATTGGATCTGGGTGGGGAACTACTTCTGGCGAATGTATTATTTATGCAGACACGTATTCATTTTGTTCAGTGTCGCCTGCCAGCTATAAACAACTGACTTATGGATCAATCCCTGTATTATATTTAAGAGGTGGCGGTAAATACTTTGTAAAGACTGATTTTGTGGTCAACTGGACACCTAAGCCAACAGGATATACATGGCAGAATGGAAATTATAAGCAGACAGCACCTGTCTTAGATAGCAGACCTGTACCAAGCGGAACCAATATTAAAGGGAAGAGCACCTATTTTCACATCAAGTATTCCGCAGTATCGAATCCAACCACCTCTAACCAGATGACAGAGATACCTAACACATATATTGGTACTTACGTAGACTTCACACAGGAAGATAGCACGGATCCAAAGAAATATACCTGGTCACGCTTCCAGGGAGTGCAAGGACCACAGGGAACGCAGGGGATTCCGGGGACAAATGGCGCAAACGGCAAGACAAGCTATCTTCACATTAAATATTCTAATGATGGAGGAAAAACGTTTACCGGAAACAGCGGAGAAGATGTGGGAACGTATATCGGTACTTGTGTGGATTACAATCAGTCCGATCCTACAAGTGTTGGATCTTATAAGTGGGCGAAGATTAAAGGAGAACAAGGTGCGACAGGACCACAAGGAGCAACAGGACCAAGTGGCATAATTGTATCTTCTACGGCTCCGTCAAATCCTAAAGTTGGCCAGTTATGGCAGACAGCATCCGGTCAGCCGATCAAGCGGTGGGATGGAAGTAGGTGGGTGATCCATTATATCGCAGTCGAGAATCTGGACGTGCAAACGCTCAGTGCGATCGTTGCCAACCTTGGAACTGTAACAGCCGGACTTATTAAGAGTAAGGGTGGACACTTTTACATAAATGTAGACACCGGAGAGATCGTGTCTAAAAGCAGTGACGGTACAATTTCCGTTTTTGTAAAAAAAGAGAATATTGACATGGTAAGATCGTTTACACCGTCTAGGTACTGGGGGAGTCGATTAAACTACTCTGGATTAGAATTTTATTCCGGCGGCAGTAGCATGGCGGATGATATCGCGAATGGATCTATGGTATGCTCTATTCGCGGAGATGAGGAGATGCGAGACTTTTCGGTGACAAACATAAATGGAGATAGCATATGGCTTATTAGGACAATTAAGCAGCTTACAAAATCTATCTCTTACGATTCCGGTACCGTGAAAGGTCCATATACAAGTACAAACTCCGCTAATAACATCCGTGTGGAACTAAAAAGAAGAGGATGTATGGTAACATGCAAGATCACAATGATTGCACAATTTCCGGGAAGTGGCGAATACGGGCCATTCAACGAAGTGAAAATTCCAGTAGGATATCGACCGGTTGTGGATTTCTTTGCTCCCTATAGTGAAGTTTCAGGATCTAACATATTTGGAACGGGAAGATACGGCATAAGAAAAGATGGGGGGATCAAGATTTATGTGGAGAATGCCGCATGGACAGAACGTCACGCAACGTTCACGTGGATTACAGATGATTGATTAAAGGAGCGAATATGGAGATTAGAGCAAGACCGTGATGGTCTTATTTTTATACTTTAAAAACAGAAAGGAAAGTGAGGATATGAAGAAAATGGAGCAGTTGGCAAATGTAAAAGCGTTTTTATGCATGGTGTTTGGAGCTATTGCTGGAGGATTCGTAAACCTGATTGGAGGATGGTCCGAGGATTTGACTACATTACTTATTTTTATGGGAGTAGACTTTGTTCTTGGATTGCTGATCGCTGCCTTTTGGAAAAAGAGCAACAAATCAGAGAACGGTGCGCTAAGCAGCTACTCAGCGTGGAAAGGTTTGTGCAGAAAAGGGGTATCCCTACTGATCGTACTTATTGCATATCGGCTGGATGTTACTCTCGGCGTAGACTACATCCGTACAGCCGTGGTACTGGCATTTATAGCAAATGAGGGTATCTCGATTTTGGAAAATGTTGGAATTATGGGCGTGAAATATCCGGAAGCGTTAAAAAAAGCACTGGATGTTTTAACAAATAAATCACAGGAGCAGGAGGGCGAGTAATCGTCCTCTTTTATTGTGCGACATCGCACGGAAAGGAGTTAAAATCATGGGAAGCAAGGAATTTTTAAACATTTGCAAAGCAAAGGTAGCGGATTATTTTAATCAGAATAAAGACAAGACTGATGCATCTGACAACATGACGGTAGATGATGTATTTGTAGTTTGGTATTGCAAAACACTGCAAAATCACAAGGCATTGCTTAGTACGCCAGTAAGTGATGGTATGTATTACGAGATCACTTACAGTGGAGATAAGAATGAGATCTACTTTGATGCTTATAAAAAGTGGGAAAACATTAAATTTGATATGTAATTGTGCGACATCGTACGGTAGGAGGTGAGAACATGAGCGAACAGAACGAATTTGGCAGAGTATCCGCAGAGGAACTGGAAAAAGCATTTGAAACAGAAGAGCAGGAGGAAGAGAAAGAATGAAAATTGGCTTAAGGGGAGGGCATTCCCCAAATTGTAAAGGTGCAATA